AGGACGGACATGACGATTACTAAACTAAGAAAACAAATCAACGATTTTTTTATAGAGCGAGACGAAGATGTTTTGCTTATGGACGGGTTTGATGAAGCCTTCATTGGCTACTCTCAACGCATCAATGAACCTGTGCTTGCTGTCTACTCTTGGGAGAAAATGGTTGATGTTTGTATCAAAAGAGACGGCATGACCTATGACGAAGCGACTGAATATATTGAATACAACTGCATTGGGGCTTGGGTAGGTGAAAGAACACCGGTTATAGTTATGCCATTTGAAAACTAGACATTTGTTGTATAGGGTGCTAGGCTGGTATCAAGATGAACAAGAAAGTAAAGCCGTAGCCAGTGAGCGCTACGAAACTGACTGGAAAGCATGAACATAGAGACAGGTCGTCGTGTAATTGGCGAAGTCGCTGTGCGTAGTGCTCGGGGACGCCCGAATCGTCTGCTGATTTAGTATTTTAAATAAAATTATTTAAGTCGAATATAATTTAAGTATCTCTAGAAAGGGGATAGTAAATGATTAAGTATCCGGAAATAGAAGTACAACTCACGGGCAACGATGGCAATGCTTATGCAATTATGGGCGCTGTCAGACGAGCGCTGAAGCGAGCAAGAGTGTCGGCAGATGAAATTGACGAATATGTCAAGCAATCCATGTCCGGCGACTACGACAATTTGCTACGGGTAGCAATGTCGTGGGTTACAGTTCTTTAATGAATAGTCCGGCAAGAAAATGTGTTTCGCTTACGAGCGCCAATACATTATGTAAGCGCAGGGCAATACGCCTTAGCGCTTACTGTAGTGTTCACTCACTGCCTCACAAAAGAAAACAAAACCTATGACAATTTCTGAAAAAGTTTGGACAAAAGGCGACACCGTTTCTATTCCGGTATCGTTCGGCATTTTTGTTAAAGGGTCGAGCAAACGCCACACAACCGGATTTGTTGAAGCAATTTTTTTAGATTACACACCGGAAGGTTTAGCCAATATCAAATTGGGTGCAGATGTTTTTACAGTGAGCAAAGGTCAATTAACTTAATCCGTCAATAGCCCCGTTTGGCGATTAGACATCTGTTGTAAGGGTCGGCTAGTATTGGGGTATCTCAAGAAAGGGGATACATAATGAATGAAGCACCAACATCTGATGTACTTATCAGCAAAATCCAAGAGTTGGATAAAGTTCAGACACAAGTTGTCAAAGGAATTATCACAATTCGCGAAGCACTTAATCAGCGAGTATCAATCATGACTGAGGCTCAGCAGATTCTCCGAGAAATGGTTAAGTACGACCTGGGCGAATAAAAACGCTCGGCAAATTAAAAAACCACAACCCAAATTAAAATTAGAAAGTAGTTGGGCGGGGCTATCCCCGCAATACCAACTAGACATCTGCTGTAAGGGTGGGATATAATTTATTTAGCCAACTGAAAGGGGCAACTAATGGAACTCATCAAAACTGACAAAGCGACCAAGTCAGCATTTACCAAAAAGGGATTCAATGGAGACGCTATTGAATATACTTGTGGCGACTGGCGAATCTATAAGTCGGAAGTTTCTCGTTTAGATTTGAAAAATATAAATGTCGTAAAAACTAATGAAGTTTTTTGGACTGCCAGTAGAGAGCGTGGTTATAGAAAAGACGGTTATACCCGTAACGCTAGTTTAGGTTCGTCCTCGCTGGAAAAACTTCACCAACTAATTATTGATGACGCTAACGCCGAGCCTGAAAAAATCGCCAGATATTTAGAGCGTGAAAAAATCCGTAAACAAAAGATAAGGGGCTAAACATATGAACAAAGCAATCAGAATCACAGCAGAGAACGAAACAATTATTTTTGAACTCAAGGAAGATTCACTAGAACAACTACAGCACGCAGTCGGTGGCTATATTCAAGCCATAGACCTAAGCGATGAACTCACGTTATGGTGTAACGAGGAAGGCAAAATTATGAACTTGCCTCACAACTCTCGCGCTCAGAAATTGTGGGATAAAGTTTTTGGCGCTGGCACTGACTACATTGTCGGCGACATCGTGCTTACGGGTGGCGCTAACGAGGACGGCGAAACACTCGGACTGACAGACGCTCAAATCACTGACTTCTTGGTTGCTATTTAGCGACCAAGAAATCTAATATCAACTGCGATGAAGACACATCTGGAGCCCCGACATCGCCTTCTACCGAAGCATTAACTACGGTTCTCTTTTTCTCAATAAGTCTGTAGATTTTCTCGTCTATTGTGCCGGCAGTAAGCATGTATGTGGCTGTGACTGAACCTTGTTGCCCGATTCTATGTAGGCGGCTATAGGTCTGGTCCACGTCTGCCGGAGTCCACGGCAACTCGACAAACAAACAGTCCTGAGAGACAGTTAATGTATGGCCGGTCTTGGCGGCCTGAATAGATAAAACCATCACCGGCGCTTCCTCTACGGACAACGTCATAAACTTCTTTTTCTGCACCTCTACTTCGTCAACCGACATTCCACCCTGTATGCGTAAGTTTCCATACTTCTTGGCGAGTTCGTCAACAATGTCTCTATGGTGAGCAGCAATAACCACTTTCTTGCCTTCTGCGATATGCGCTTCAACCCACTCGTGAACTGCCGGCATTTTGGCTTTAGCTGACAGCCTACGTAGAACAGACAACTTGACTAGATGTTCATTACTTTCAGCCCGTAGCTTGGCTGCTACGGCTTTTGAGTACGGGTTCTCGCCTAATTCGATAGCAATCGCTTTGGCCCTGTCAGTTATGTATTGAATGATGTCTTCTTCTGCTTTATTGTATTCAATCATTCCACTTGCCGTGCCTTCGACAATGACTCGACTGTGAACCACGGGTGGCAGTTCTGATAACACTTGGTCTTTTGTTCTCCGGATATAGCAAGTTCCTCGCAGCCGGTCATTTAATTCATCAAGATGCGAATGACCGCTAATGTTCCATTGACCAAACCTGTCTTGGAATGCCGAACAATACCTTCTATAGAAACCCCACAAGCCACCAAACTCTTTCAGTTTTCCGATTATGTCTAATTGACTTGCGTATTCTGCCGGCCTATTCGTTACGGGTGTTCCGGTAAGACATAAAACAATTCCATGTTTGGGTGCGCTTTTAGCCATCTTAATAGCCGACTTAGTTCGTTGCGCCGATGGTGACTTACAGTAATGAGATTCGTCAAACACGTAAGAGCTGTGCGCCAATAACTGTTTTTCCCAATGAGAGATATTTGAGTAGCCAACAACGAGAACATCGTATGTTTCTCTATCGGGGAGCTCTCTTCGGTTAGTTACTACGGACACTCTTCTGTGGGGCAGCCATCTATTCCATTCTGACTTCCAGTTAAGAATGAGCGTCGGAGGGCAAACAACTACCGCCGGATACACCTCACTACTTTTTGAAGAGTGTTCAAGTGCCGCTATTGCTTGTATGGTTTTCCCCAAACCCATCTCATCTGCGATAAAAGTTCGTTTTGCTTTTACGGCGTACTGAACTCCGGCTCTTTGATATGGCAGCAAATTACCTTGGAGCCCTTCGACCTCAATATCTGCGTCTACCGAACGAGATGCGGATATCAAGCGATTAAGGGCATCTTCGGCTGACCTAGCTACTTCCTTGATTGATGAATCCACCGGTAAGGCGAACTGTTCGGCCCATTCAATGGCGCTGCTAGCAGATGCCACGGGTACCTTCCACGCTTTTTCTTTAGTGTCCCAAGTTACTTGCGGCAATTTCTTCACCGCATTTATCATTACTCTTTCGTAGGGAAACTTCATAAAAATCCAATTGTCACTTAAGTAAACATTGCGTACGGGTGTTTGACGGGTAACCGTAAAGCGCATTAATTCATTGGTAATTTCAAAGCCATTATCAATAGCGAACTCACGGGCCTCAACAATTGACGTGAGCGGCACTTTCCAGAGCTTCTCAAGTTTGTCCCACTTCGCTCCGTTAATAACCTTTATCGCCGCTACTTTGGCCGCATCATAAGGAAAATCGAAAACAAGACAATCATTTGATAGGTACATTTTCACAATCTAGATAGTAGTCGCTATACTCTTTATATATGGGCATATCTCCAATGGAAAAAGACTTCATTCAAACAATGGATGAAATGGCCGAAGAAATTAAAGTTCTTCAAAAACAAATTCAAAATTTGACATACAGATTAAACATAATCGAAACCAAAACCGAACTACCATCAGTAGCCGCAATCGAATATAACGACAAAGTAAAATCCTTGGGTAGTGATTTAAGAAATATCGGAGAAATCCTCAACGGCTAATAAGCCCCGCCACCGATGACTAGACATTTGTTGTATAGCCATGCTATGGTGAAGTCATCTCAAGAAAGGGGATATATGATAATTCACAATATGACACCAGTGACCTACGAAGACAATTACGGCAACGAAATGCACGGCATGGTTGTTGGTCATGATGACCACCACCGAGCAATTATCGTCATAGACGGCGCAGGTAAGTTTGACCCTTTGGCAGTTGTTGATTATGACAACATCCTGACCGTTGGTCTAAAGTTCCAATTAAAATAAATAAATTATTTAATCTAGTCTGGGACAAATATCTCAGACTAGATTATTTTTTATTCCAAATAAGCCCCGCAGCGGACAACTAGACATCTGTTATAGGGTGCGGCTATACTGAAAGTGTCTCAATGAAAGGGGATACGAAATGAGTGGTTCAAGTCCGATACGTGAAAGCGATAGATACCTTGACGAAAGCGGTCAAATGGTTATGCGCGGCATTAGTGATATTGACGAAGTGATTCTCTATCAGTGTTCTAATTGTCAAGAATGGTTTACAGCAGGTGATACCTACGTCACGGGTGGCGGCACTGAATACTGTTATAACGAACCTTGCCGCGAACTTCAAGAACAATAACTCACCACCACGAAAGGGGATATGAAATGAATGAAACAACCAAACAAGTAGCGGCTATTGATTTTGCTGCGCTTGCCAAATTAATGCGCGAGCAATTGGATTACCCAGAAACCGAGCCATACACTTGGCTCACGACTGTGAACATTCTGGCTGCGCTTCTTACGAGCGAGGACAGTCTCGGCTTTCACGAATTCCGTAACGCTTGCGGCTTTCTGCACTGCACCGGAATTCAATCAGAAAAAGCCTAAAACATTCCGCACCGATTACCAAAATCGGTTGCGGCAATAATAGCCCCGCCGCCGATGACTGGACACTTGTTGTAGTGGCCCGCTATGGTGAAGCTATCTCAAGAAAGGGGATACCATGAAAATCAGGTTAGGAAAATCTTTTCTAGGTGAACTAGATAACGGAAGTATGGGGACTCAGGATGAGCGCACGGAAGTAATCAAAGCCGTGCTACTTAGGGGCCGAAAGACCAAAACCGGCATATCCGTAGAAGTCAATAAGGACGAACTTGAAGCGCTCATTGACGAGTGCGAGTGGCACAGCTTTATGTGGAGTCCTGAACCTCAGCAGTCATCAGATGAGCGCAGGATGTACCACAATTTATTGAATCAACTTAAATCACTCAAAAAAATTCAAGAAGCGACCATTAAACTCTAAATTAAATAATCTAGTCTGGGCCGTAAATGTCTCAGACTAGATTATTGTTCATTTAAAATAAGCCCCGAGCTATCGCTGACTTTTGCTGGCGGCGGCATTTATTGGTAGCGGCTACAGAGATTGCTGCCGATAATTAGTAAGACAAATCAACGAACCGACAAGCCAGCGGGGCTTCTAAAATAAAGACAATTCCGAACTGAGCTGTGTAGTATTTTGTTTTTGTTGTCATCTCTAGTCCTCCTTATAAGGAGTAAGACAAGTAACCCAATGCTTGGCGTAAAGGGTTGCCTCAGTTTCAGCGAAATGAATTGTAATCATCGCACCCTCACGCACAGAACTGTCGTGAGTGTTTTTGCCTTTAACGATT